GAACGAATCATTTATAAATCATCTACTAAGTTAAAGAACAACCGATTTTTTGGAATCGTAGTAAGTGAAGTAAGAAATCCATCTACAACTGAAAAATATTCAATTGGTAATTATAGAGGATTGGTACACAAAACTATTAATATGTGTGAACGACATGGATTAAAGTTTTACAATGATATGGTACTATTCAATTCTCAACACCAAGCATCAAGAGTAGGTAAAACTTATTTCGATAGAAATCGAAAGATACCATCCGTACATCAAAACATCTTAATATTTGTTAAGGGAAATCCAGACATTGCTACCGAAGAAATCAAAGGTGGTGAGTTTGAATGTCAAGTAAATGGTACAAAATACTTGACTTTCAGACATGCAGCTGTTTCAATTAATCCAAATAAGTTGGTAGCTTCTGAAGTTAAGAGAAGATGTATAAGTAGAAAATCAAAATATAAGGATTGGCAGATAATAGGAAAAGAAACCAAACCAGAGATAAAATATGTTATAGGAGATATTCCATTTGAATCACCTTTACAAGTATGTGATGTGATTGATGATGTGAGTGAACAACAATGTAGAAATATGTTTGAATCAAATAATCCCAAATTCAGACATTGGAAAAGAGTGGAACCAAAAGATTGGAATATATCTTATAAAGATATGGAAGATTTATGGAACCTATCAGATAAAGCAGGTGGGATTAGTATTTTCTCTGAAACAATTCAATGTGGTGATAAAAAATTCATTTCGGTGAATGAAGCTGCTAAGGAATTTGGAGTAAGTGGAGAACGAATTAGACAGAAGTTAAAATCAGAAAAATATAAAGATTGGAAACATTTGGATAATTCAAATTAATTTCGTATATTAGTTAAATTAAATTAAAAATAAAGTAAAATGAGAAAACTATTAGTTGTATTAAGTGTTTTATTAAGCACTCAAATTAATGCCCAAACAACTGATACTACAATCGTATTAGATGATGTAGTAATATCAGCAACTCGAAGTGAGATAAGTTTGGAAGATTCACCAGTACCTACTGAGGTAATTGGTAAAAAAGAGATTGAAGAACTCAATCTTATAACGATGCAAGATTTACTTAATCTAAAAGGATTTGTTGCACCGATGAAAAGTGGAGGTTTCCAATTAAGAGGATTATCTTCAGAGTATGTATTAGTAATGATTGATGGAGTACCAATCGCAGGTAGAGAAAGTGGTGCGTTGGATATCTCAAACATCAACCTTGCAAATGTGGAAAGAGTTGAAATCGTAAAAGGTTCAATGTCATCCCTATGGGGTAACCATGCAATTGGTGGTGTAATTAATATTATTACTAAGAAAGGTGGAGAACCTTCAGCAATGTTGATGACTCAATATGGAACTAACAATTCATCTTTAGTTGGGTTAACTACAACATTGGGTAAAGATAAATTTAAAAACGTATCTAAGATTACTTATGGTAAATCTGATGGATTTGATATTGACCCTTTAACTTATGGGCAAAACGTTTTACCATTCTCCTTAACCAACATAACCAATAGAAGTACTTACGATGATGGAGTAAACAAATATTCATTAGGAATTAGTTTATTTGATAAAACATCTGAAGGTCAAACTGTAACTGAAACAAATACGCAAGGACAATTAGTTGAAGTAGATGAGACAAATGAATCACAAAATCTTATTATAGATTTGAACTATAAAAGAATATTTGGTAAATATGTAAGTGAGATTAAATTATCTAACTCACATTTTCAAAACTCAAATAAATCTTCATTTGAATACTTTGGACAACCAGTTGAACAATTAGATGAGAGTGACCAAAACATTTTCCAACCTGAGATGATTAATTCTTATAATTGGAATGGAAACAATCAAACTACATTTGGATTTGGATATAGAGGACACGAATACAATACTGAAAGATATGGTGGTAACAAATCACTTAATTCATCTTTTGGATATGTACAACATTATCTAAAGTTAAAAGATTTAAACATTGTAGCTGGTGGTAGATATGATAACTATTCAGATTTCGGTTCGAACTTTTCACCAAAGGTATCTGCAACTTACAATTTAGGTAAGTTTAGATTAAGTTCATCAGTTGGGTATGGATTCAGAGTACCTGATTTCAGAACTCTATATATTAATTATGGTTCGTTTACTTCTGGTTTTTATGTATTGGGTGCATATAACATCGAAGAACAAATCAACTTTTATTCTGACCAAAACCTAATTGCTTTCCTATCATATGGAATGGATGAGATTACACAACTAAAATCTGAAACTTCTATCTCTTATGATTTCGGAATATCTTATAAATTAGATAGTAAGAGTAAGATTGGTGTAAACTTCTTCCAAACTAACACAACTGATTTGATTGAATCAGTATTAGCTGGAATGTTTGTCAACCAAACTTTACTTTTTGGATACACAAATATATCAGAAGCAACATTTAAAGGTGTGGAATTAGAAACTCTTATCCAAAAGGATAGATTCAGATTTGATGGTTCGTATCAGTATTTAGAAACTGAAGCAAATCAAGCAGATGGAACTGAGTTCTTCCTTTCTGAAAGACCTACACACTTAATCAATCTAGCAACAACTTATACATTAAAGAATGGATTGAGTGTAACTCTTAATGGAGTTCACAAATCAGAATACTTCTTTAGAGATGTTGATAGAAGTGGAACACAAGACCCAAATGAATTTGTACCATCTCATACATTACTAAATACATTAGTAAGTTCACCTGAGATTAAAGGAATGAGATTGGGTATTGGTGTTAATAATATTTTAGATTTTACTAATGTGGATTATCTAAAGCAACAAAATGGAAGAACCATTTTTGGAAAACTAACTTATAAATTTTAAAATTGTATGAAAATTTTAGTGACTGGCGGGAACGGCTTTATCGGTTCTAACTTAATCAAAAAACTCTTGAAGGAGGGACACGAAGTTGTTTCTTTGGATGACCTTTCAACTGGACTTAAGGAATATGAAGTGGAAGGATGTACATATGTTTATGGAGATATTGAAAATCTTCTTTATTGGAAAGGTGAATCATTTGATTTATGTTATCATCTCGCTGCGTTAGCTAGAATTCAACCTTCATTCGATGACCCAATGGAAACATTTAGAGTAGATACTCAAGGTGTATTGGTAGTTGCTGAATGGGCTAGACAAAATAATATTAAGGTTGTATATAGTGGTTCATCATCTAAATGGTGTAATCCAGAAACTTCACCATATGCAACTTGTAAAAAGTTAGGTGAGGATGTTTTAAAAATGTATCGAACTGCTTATGGATGTGATTTTGAAATCGCAAGATTCTATAATGTATATGGACCAAATGAATTAGTTGATGGACAGTGGGCAGCTGTGATTGGTATTTGGAGAAAACAAATCGAAGAAGGAAAACCAATTACAATTATATCAGATGGAGAACAAAGAAGAGATTTTACTCACGTAGATGATATTTGTGATGCATTATATAAGATTGGTACAACTGATAAAAAGCATGAAGATGCTTGGGAGTTAGGAACTGGTATGAATTATTCAATTAATGAAGTATTTGATTTCTTCCAAGAATCATTTGGTGATTTAGAAAAAGTACATTTACCAGATGTTCCGGGTAATTATAGAGAAACTCTAAGAGAAAATGATGATACATTAGAAAGATTAGAGTGGGCACCTAAAGATAGTTTAAAAGATTATATTTTATCTCTTAACTCATAAAAATGAAGATAACGGATAAAAAACTATCTTTTAACGAAAAACTATATAAATACGGAGTGTTATACTTCGGAACTGGATTGATGATGGTATCACCATTCTTTATAGATTCAGTTTATGGAAAAGTAGGAATGTTAGTTGCACTTTCATTGATTACTATTCAAACACAAAAAACAAAACAATATAACCTATCCCTACTAAATGCAGTAGGGTTTATGGGTTATCTTTATTCACTTATAACAAGTTTACAATGAAAAAGTTATTACTATTTACATTTATTATAATCCTAAGTTCGTTTGGAGAGATTACTGCTTGGGGTAAAATTGGACATCGAACTGTTGGTGAGATTGCTGAAAGACATCTTAAACCTGAAGTTAAACAAAAGGTTTACGAATTGTTAGATGGTGAATCACTTGCATCAGTATCAACTTGGGCTGATGAGATGAGAAGTAATCCAGAGTTCGATAAGTATTCAACTTGGCATTATGTAAATCTACCATTAGATAAAGATTATGATGATGTTTCTCACATTGGACCAAATGTAGTTAAGATGATTAACACAGCTATTCCAATTTTGGAATCACCAATGGCAGAGAAATCAGTAAAACAATTTTGGTTGAAGTATTTAGTACATATGGTAGGTGATGTTCACCAACCACTTCACACTGGTAGAGAAGAAGATTGGGGTGGAAACAAAATTGATGTTTACTTCAAAGGTAGAAAGGATGCTGAGAGTTTAACTAACTTACATGATTTATGGGATGCTGGATTGATTGATGATTTTAAAATGTCTCATTCAGATTTATCTACTCATCTAATTAACAAATATGGTTCGATGCCTGTTGAACAACGAAAAGCAAAAGATTGGGCAAATGAATCACATCAATTCGTACCAAAGATATATGAAACAAAAGAAGGTTCATATCTTTCATACGATTATGTTTATGAGAATTTTCCAATTGTGGAACAAAGGTTATATGAAGCAGGAATCAGATTGGCAAATCTTTTAAACAATATATTTAGTGAGCAAGTTAATTAATTTATTCGGAGGACCGGGAATAGGAAAATCAGGAGTGTCTGCTGGTATTACCTATGAATTGAAGAAAAGACACATTAGTTGTAATAACCCATATGAATTTCCAAAGAGATTAGCATGGGATAACAACATACCAGCAATCAAAGACCAACTTTATGTTTTCGCAAATCAACATAGAGGGATTGCTGAAAGTTATGGTAAAGTAGATTATATAGTAATTGATTCACCAATTCTATTTTCTACGATTTATCATACCTATTATACTGATGGATATCCTGCAGAATTTTATGGAGAAGAGTTTCATAATTTTGTTATCAGTTTACACAAAAGGTATAATAGTATAAACATACTTTTAGAAAGAGGTGAAACTCGACATAATGATGATGAAAGATTTCAAGATATAAAACAATCTATTGAAATTGATTCATTATGTAAAAAGATATTAGATGATAATGGATTCAACTATCACACTATTAAAGTGGATGAGTTTGCAGTTGATAAGATTATTACTCTATTGGATTTAAATAATGAATCAAAATAAAAGATATCATAAAGAAATGAAACGTTACCGTATAATCGAACACACTCTTAGAGATAAATCAGTCTTTATAGTTGAGTGGAACGATAGGTGGTTTTTTGGATTATGGGGAAGATGGCATCCTACATTTCAAACTTTGAAAATAGAAGAAGCTATTTCTAAAATACATAGATTGGTAAATATAAAATTAATGAAATGAGAATAGTAGTAACAGGTGGTTGTGGATTTATAGGTTCATCCTTTGTAAATCTTATAAATAAAGTTCCAAATACTGAAATAGTTGTTATAGATAAACTAACTTATGCATCTAATCCATTTTTAATTCCAAAAGATATACCTCTTATTAAAAAAGATATTTGTGATATCACTTTAGATGATATTGGATACGCTGATTACATTGTGAACTTTGCTGCTGAATCTCATGTGGATAAATCAATACATAATGGATTACCTTTTGTGAAATCAAATGTAGAAGGTACATTTAATATGATAGAGATTGCAAAACAAATACCTAACTTAAAGAAGTTTGTACAAATATCAACTGATGAAGTTTATGGTGATATGGAAAGTAGAAGAATCGGTGAAGCTGATGAACATACTTCATTAGAACCCTCATCATATTACTCAGCTACTAAAGCAGCAGCTGACCACTTAGTTACTGCAGCTGGTAGAACTTATGGATTACCTTATTTAATTACGAGAACTTGTAATAATTATGGTGCGCATCAAAATGATGAAAAGTTTTTACCTACAATAGCTCGTTCAATTAAAGAAAATAAACCAATTCCTCTTTATGGTGATGGAAAACAAATGAGAGAATGGATTTGGGTTGAGGATAATGCTCAACTAATTTATGATTTGATGATATCGGAAATCGGAATATGGAATATTGGTAGTGGTGATAATTGGACTAATAGAAGTATTGTTCAACAAATTGGAGTGATTCTAAATAAGAAAGTAAAGTTAGAGCATGTTGAAGATAGGTTAGGACATGATAGAAGATACTCAATCGATTTCAGCAAACTTCAATATCTGAAAAAGGATTATAACATAACCACAAAAACTTTAGAAAAATTTCTTACAGAAACATTTGGATAATTCAAATATTTTTCTTATATTAGAGTTGTAATTGTAAAAAGACCTTAATATGAGTAAAGTAATTGGAACAAAGTACGGAATTGAGATTACCAAACCTTGGAATCAAAAGATGTACGATTGGAACGAATTAGTTGGAAAACTAATCAAAATTGATTTATTTAACAAATTAGAAGAGTTCTATAAAAAAGGTGATAGAGCTGGTATGAATAAGATAGCTAATTCATTCGGACCTTCTTATGGTGAAGGTTATGATGTTGATGCAGTATTCGATAGTGTATTTGAAGATATCACACAACTTCAGAACTACCAAATCAATGAAGAGCTGGAATGGTTAGTAAAAGATAGATTAATTAAAGAACCTAAATACGGATTTGTAGGATATGATAAGTAAACTTAAAGAAGATTGGAAAAAAGACCCCATACTAAAAAAATGGTATGGAGTTAATTGTACAACCAAAGGTACTGATTGTAAATGTGCTGATGGTGACCACTTAGTAGAACTATGGGAACAAGATAGTTGTGTAAGGGGAAGAATAGACACAGTTGTTTGTACAACTTGTGATTCAATTAAAACATTTAGTATAATAAGATGACAACAATAATGTTTTTAATTGGTTTCTTAATCTTTATTTTCTTTATCGCAGGTCAGATATGGGAAGTAAAAACTGAATCCCAAAATGAAATAGACTATAAGAACTATTACGAAAGACATAGTTTTGAAAGAAAAAAGAATCCTAAAACAAGAAAGGGTTCTCAAAGTAGAGTAAAAAACTATAATAATAAATGGAAATAATAATTTACTTCGGATTGTACCTTTTAATTACAGGATTGTTTGGATTTTATGCATTTTTAGATGCACCCACATGTGATGAGAATGGTAACATAATCGAAGATTCAAAATTAGAAAAATGGAAAAAACGGAGAAAAAAGTAAGACAGTATAGAAGCAGGCAGGGTAGAAGTGATAGACAATATCAATCCACTATGAAAGCCATGACTTATGGTTGTGGAACATTTATAGTAGGGTTGGTTATTTATGGAATATACCAAGCAGTTACAACTGTATTCTTATAATGGGTAACTTAAATAGAACTTTACCTGTTGTGGTGGTTCACAAAGGACCTCGTAAAAACTCTAAAATACATTTAGAGGTCTTTGAAAACACCAGAGTTGATGATATTATATCAACAACAAAAAGGAAACCTCTGATACCAAAGGAAAATGAAATATTAGACTTAGGTGTTGGTGATAGTTTCATAGAGAAATATAAAAAGAAACATAAATTAAAGTAAATTAAAATGAAGAAAGCGTTAGAATTTTTCGGATTGTATTATCCAATCCTATTGGCATTTGTATCTTTTCTGTTTTCAGTAACACTATGGTTTAGTGGAAATCAGTTAGAAGGAATCTTTGTTGGAATTTGGGTTCCATCAATACTATCGGCATCTGTTGCAATCAGACAGAGAAGAAATGATTATAGAGAACACTTAAACAGAAAGTAAGATGACTGTTGGAATTTTTATATTCGGATGTATTGTATTCGGATTGTATGTGTTTGGATATTTGTACATGATTTGGTGGGCAAATGATTCACAAAGAAGAGCAATGAGAAGAGATGATATCAGAGATGGAATCGTTTCCGATGAAATGGATATGGATGGTATGGGTAACTTCAGTAGATTTCCTGCTGATGATGAACCTAAGAAAAGAATTAAGTTAACAAAAAAGAAAGTTAAAACAAAAGTATGAGTTTATTAGTAGGGTTATGTTCAATTATAGTATTACTTGGATTTACATTTATACTAACGTATTTATTTGAATATACACACGAATACCCAATGGCATTAGTTGGGATTATGATGTTTGGTGATATGTTATTAGCTGGAACTTGGTATTTAATTGGAATGGAAATTGGTGTAGAATCAGAACAATCATTCAAAAGAGGTATTGCACTAGCATTTGCATTTATGTCATTTGGTAGAGCATTGATATTCTTAGTTAATGCTAAAAAGAAAGGTTATCTATAATGAAGAACTTGATTGTAGTTGGACATCCTAATCAGAAATCCTTTTGTTATAATGGTATTATGAAAACCATTAAAAGAGAGTTACAAAAGCATGATGAGGAGATTAAAATAATTGATTTATATAGAGATGAATTTCATTCATCCGATAGAAAGGCACTAATTAAGGGTTACCAAAAATTGGTAACTTGGTCTGATAGAATCTATTTTGTATCACCAGTGTGGTGGTTCCGATTAACACCAAGAATGGAAGTATTCTTTGATGAAGTACTTACACCTGGATTTGCATATAAGTTTGTTCCTTTGTTTGGACACTATGCTTATCCAAAACCATTTTTGAAAGATAAGAAAGTTAGAACGTATATTACACATGGGGCACCAATGTTACCTGTTGTTACGTTATATCTAAACTCAGTTAAATTGAGATTAGTAATGGGTGTGTACACATTTGTATTTGGTTGGAACATTAATAGATGGAGAAAAACAAAACAATTTTGGTCTGTACCATTTGTAGATAAACATAAAAGAAGAAAATATCTACAAAGTGTAAAAAAAGATGTTAGAAAAGATTTAAAATTTGAGATTTAATGAAGTTTGTAGATAAGATTTATATTATATCAATGCATAGGCATGGAATTCGTAGAAAGAATGTCTATGATGATTTACTATCAGCTGGTTATCCCCATAAAAAAATAGAATGGGTTGATGCTATTGATGGTTCTAAATTAGATATTGATGAACTTTTGGATGAAAATAAAATAAGTCATAAGTTTATAGACCCAAATGGTGCATTAACTAAATCAATTTATGGATGTGCTTTATCACATCAAAAAGTATATGAACGATTCTTAAAAACTGATGATAGTGTTAAAACTGCATTAATATTAGAAGATGATGCTCATATAACTAATGTTGGGTTGAGAACTTTAATTGAAGGTTCTAGAGGATATGAAATGTTAGCTGATGATGTAAAGAATATTGATTGGGGAATTGTAATGGTTGGTCACATTGATAAGGATATAGAAGGTAAACAATGTGATGAAGCACTTGTTCTTCAACATATGGATAGATATCCAATAGGATATGCAGCTCATTCCTATATTATAAACAAAGAATCAGCTCAAAAATTAATTGATAATAATTCACCTATTGAATTTGCAGCAGATGTAAATTTACATTGTAGTGATGTTGAAATATATTCAACACCAGTATCTCATTTTGGTCAAAAGACTGGTAGATATTTTAGATGGGAAACTCAAAGAATGCTGTTACAACACGAAGAATATATTCTTTATGAGTTGCAGGATTTTGGTAATGAGTATTTTTCATCTACTACATTTGGTGATAATTTCACCGAAGGTACAAAAAGGTATCTTAAAACTGCAAATATTTCATCTAAGCTAGATGTTGAAAAAGTAACGTTTGAACCATTCACTAATAGTTATGGAGATTTAATTGAAAATTGGGGAACAATATATTTAAGAATTAAAGATTATGAGTAATATAGAAAAACAATATCAAGGTATCTTACGAAAGTTGGTACTTTATGGAAAAGAAAAAGGAGATAGAACTGGAACTGGTACACTATCTTACTTCGGAGACCAAATCAGACACAATATGGCTGATGGATTTCCTTTACTAACCACAAAGAAGATGGCAGTTAAAACTATGATGACTGAATTGAAGTGGTTTCTAAAAGGAGATACTAACATAAAATATTTAGTTGATAACAATTGTCATATTTGGAATGGTGATGCTTACAAAGCATATCGAAGAATTCCTACTAACCAATTAGATGAAAGAACTTTCATTCATAGGATTAAGACCCAAGATTGGTTTGCTAAAGAGTGGGGTGAGTTAGGACCTATCTATGGTAAACAATGGAGAGATTGGCATTCTCAGAAGTTTAATGTTGCCAAAGGTGAAGGTTACTTACTACAAATTGACCAGATTGCAAAACTTATTGTTGATTTAAAAAAGAACCCCGATAGTAGAAGATTAATGGTATCTGCATGGAACGTGGGTGAAATTGAAGAAGTGGTTCTTCCTCCTTGTCATTATGGATTTCAATGTTATGTTCAAGATGGTAAACTATCCCTAATGTGGAATCAAAGAAGTTGTGATACTTTCTTAGGTATTCCATTCAACATTGCAAGTTATGCAACTTTACTACTTTTACTTTGTGAAGAAACTGGATTAGAAGCTGGTGAACTGATTGGTAACTTAGGTGATGTACATTTATATAAGAATCATATTCAACAAGCAAAAGAACAAATAGTAAGAGAACCATTCCCATTACCTACAATTGAATTATCAAATGTGGATATTTTAAATGGAGAATGGGATTACGAAATAAAAGGTTACGAATATCATCCAACAATTAAAGCACCATTATCTAATTAATATGAAAACTCTTAGAAAAATATGGAATCACTTACTATGGTTGGAAGAACAACGAATCAAATGTGCTATTAAATCAGGTAGTGCAGGGCCCTTAATGTAATGAATTATGAAACCATTAAAGAAATATAAAAAACTAACCAAAAAACAATTAGAAGAGTATGAGAATAAAAAACTCACTTCTAAAGATATAGTAGAAATGGAACAACGAGGTTTTAAAATTCCTTTAATAGTAAAGTTAAATTCTTTACAAGAAGAAAAAATAGAGTTTTCTAAAAATACATTAACAGATATGTTAAGATTTGCTATTGACAGAGAGTATTATGAAAAAGCAGCTATATTAAGAGACTTATTAGAAAAAACACACCCAACAACTAAAGCACCATTATCAAATTAAATTATTATGAAACCATTAAAAGAAGCAACACACGATAAACATAAAGAAGCTGAGAATATGCTATTCAATAAGAAAATGTTTAAAGGAGAATTAAACAAAGAAGAGTATGGATGGTATCTTCGTTCTCAGTTTAATATTTTTAAAACTATTGAAGATAACTTTGAACTTCCACATAAAGGATTAAGTAGAGTTGAAGCAGTAGCATTTGATTTAATGTCTTTGGGTGTTAATGAATTAGTTTGTGATGAAGCAACGAGAGATTATTTAGAATATCTAAAAGGATTATCACAAGAGAATGCCAACGCTCATATCTATTTGAACTACTTAGCAATTATGTTTGGTGGTCAAATGATGAAAAAGAATACACCAGGTTCTGGTAAAATGTATGATTTTGAAAATATGAGAGAATCTATGGAATCAGTAAGAGCTATTCAAAAAGATGAATGGGCTGATGAAGTAAATAAAGGTTTCGATTTTATGATAAAGATTTTTAAAAACTTAGAAGGATGTCTTACTATAAACTAAAAGATAGAATATTTCACCATTCGGAGAAGTTTAAAGCATTGATTGAAGCACAAGATGGTGTAGAGTTAATGGAAACTGATGATTATGGTTGGGAGAATTATCGTTATGAAAATGATAGATTCAGATTAGCGCATGTTGAAAGATATTCTCATATGGGATTAGAAGTTGTACACATAACTTGTTTTCCAAGAGAGTGTTCTAAGATGCCTGTTTTTGGATTTGATGTAGTTGGATATCAAAACGATGAGAAACAAATGTCTAAGATTAGTGGAGTGTTTATGGATTGGTCACCAGTTATGTATGAAGAGAAGTGGCATGATACCCAATGGAATAAAGATAGAAAGTTACCAGTTTGGGCAACTGTATTCTCAAAAGATTTCATAGCAGTAAGACCTACTGAAGATGAATATGAAAAAATATTTGAAGTTGGATTCGATGCATTTGAAAGATGGTTAGATAAATTAAACTCAGATGAAGATTTAACCGATAATGTGAATGATATTGAGGAGATTATTAAGAATCAAAACACTTATTGTGAACACCAAGCTTCTAATAAAAGAACCTTTGGAGCACTAAAAGCAAATATTGGAGAGGAAAAAGCAAAGTATTTTATGGAAGAAGTACTATTTCCAAAAATAAAAACTGACAATTTGTCATAATTTGGAATTGTGGAATAAATTTCGTATATTAGTATAATATGTTTAAAGCAGAAGAAATTAGAACAGTGGATGGATTCCGAAAACACTTCGGAGAACCAAAGACAGGAATGTTAATGGATTTATCTGCTGAATTCATTGATTCATATCATAGATTTGGGGTTGACCCAATTGAATTGGTTGATGGGTTTGGTTTAGATTGGGTTCAATTAATAATGGATTACAATGAGGATATTGAAGAGTACGAATTATGTGCTATCTTCAGAGATTTAATAAATGATTATATAAAAACAAAAACAAAAGTAAAATAAGTTTATGGCAAACATAGGTAAACCTTTAGCAGATAGGGTTCTTTTAAAATTAGAAGATGTATCTGAATCAAAATCAAGTGGTGGGATTATACTTAACACAACCACACAAACCATTCAAACAGCTGAAGTAGTTGAAGTATCCAACGGATTTGTTGGACAGACTGGTGATATTATTCAATTAAATGTTAAGAAGGGTGATAAAGTTCTTATCAATAACGGAGCCGGACAAAAGGTTAAGTTAGATGGAAACGATTATTACTTAGTTAGAGAATCAGAAATTTTAATGATAGTATAAGTTATGGAGAATAAACAAATCAAATTTTCATCCAGCTCAAGAGAAGCTCTTAAAGCTGGATTAGATACTTTAGCAGATGCAGTTAAAGTAACATTAGGACCTGCTGGTAGAAATGTTCTACTACAAAAGGGTAACGGAGCACATATCACCAAAGATGGTGTGAGTGTAGCAAAAGAAGTACAATTAGAAAATCCTTATATGAATATGGGTGTTCAGTTGGTAAAAGAAGTATCACAAAAAACAGCTGATGAAGCTGGTGATGGTACAACTACTGCAACTGTATTAGCACAAGCTATCGCTAAGAAAGGATTTGAAATGGTAGAAGCTGGAACAAATCCTGTTTACCTTAAAAGAGGTATGGATAAAGCTGTGGAAGTTGTAGTATCTGAATTAGATAAACAATCAGTTAAAGTAGGTGATAAGGTAGAACAAATTGCTACTATCTCAGCAAATGGTGATGAGAACATTGGTAAACTTATCGCTGATGCATTTGAGAAAGTTGGTAAGGATGGTGTAATCACAGTTGAAGAATCAAAAGGTATTGAAACATCTATGGAAATTGTAGATGGTATGCAATTCGATAAAGGATTTCTTTCAACACACTTTGCTACCAATCAAGAAAAGATGATAGCTGAGATTGAAAATCCATACATTCTATTATATGATGGTAGAATCTCAAATATGAATGATATCCTTAAACTATTAGAAGGAGTAGCACAATCATCTAAACCATTAGTTATTATCGCTGATGATGTAGAAGGTGAAGTATTGGGTACTTTAGTAGTTAATAAACTAAGAGGAGCTCTTAATGTATGTGCAGTTAAAGCACCAGCATTTGGTGATAGAAAGAAAGAGATGATGAAAGATATTGCTACTGTAACTGGTGGTACTTTTATTCAACCTGAAATTGGACAGAAGTTAGAAGATGTTACAATGGATATGTTGGGTGTAGCTGAAAAGATTGTTGTTGGTAAAGATAATACCACAATTATAAACGGAGCAGGTTCATCTGATGAGATTGGTGAAAGAGTTAACGCTATCAAAACTCAGATTGAAGAATCTAAATCAGATTATGAAAGAGAGAAGATGCAAGAGAGATTAGCTAAGTTAGCTGGTGGTGTTGCAGTTCTTTACATTGGGGCTGGTTCTGAAGTAGAACTAAAAGAAAAGAAAGATAGAGTTGATGATGCACTACAAGCTACTAAATCAGCAATTGAAGAAGGAGTAGTTGAAGGTGGTGGTATCGCTTTACTTCGTACTATCAAATCATTAAATGGTTTAGAAACCGAAGATGCTTGGGAAACTGATGGAGTTGAAGTAATTAGAGAAGCTTTATCAGCACCAATTATTCAAATTTTGGAAAACGCTGGACAAGATTATACAACAGTTTTAGAAAAACTTTTTGAAGATAGTAAAATAGGTTACAATGCTAGAACTGAAAAGTTTGTAGATATGTTTGCTGATGGAGTTATTGACCCAAAGAAAGTTACTCGATGTGCAATTCAAAACGCAAGTTCAGTTGTTGGAATGATTTTAACTACCGAATGTATGATAGTTAATAAACCAAATACTGAAGAAAAAGTAGCACAAAAACAAATGTTAATGGGATAATCACATATATATTGGAAATTTATTTTCCCATATGGTGATATATTATATACAATTTAGAGGGGTTGTATGATAGTAAAGACCCTACTTCGGTAGGGTTTTTTATTTTATTCCCATAGTTATTCTTGGAATTCCGATGTTTTGTAAAGGAGGAAGTTATGACGAATTTAACTAAAACAAAGGAGACAAACTATGGACATGTTAAACAAAGTTAGCAATTGGGCTAAACAATTAACAGAAGTAGGTGTGAGTTTAATCGCATTTGGAATCGTTCTTGAGATTTTATTCAAAGGAGCAGTTATTCCATTTTGGCCTAACGTTTCCGTAATAGATAATATTATGGGATTAATAGGTGGATTAAGCAATGAAGGACTAATCGGATTAGTTGGTGCTTTCATTATTTATCACATACTGAAGAAGAAAGATTACTAAGATTTAGTAACTTTAGGTAAGAAATAGCTATTAAAACCCTCACATTTGTTTGTGGGGGTTTTTCTTTATATTTATATATGTAGCCCGTGTGGACTGGGTTGATAATAGAGTCGCGGGTGGAGTGAACGCATCCGTAAAAATCGTTGCATAAGTTTAATCTTTAACAAAGAAAGGAGCTTAGCATGAACGATGAATATTTAATAGCAATGGAGAGTAATCAATCTCATTTGCTTGAACTCATCAAAGAGCTTGAGAGTTAACCACACAACCCCTACGTTTTGTAGGGGTTTATAATTTTTCAATATTTATACTATATGAAGAGAACATTAATTTTAATAATTTTAGGATTCTTATTAACATCTTGTGGAGCAAGTTATCAGTTATCCACTATAAATCACGACCCAGTTTACATAGATGATGTAAGGGTTGATGTTATTGAGAATGAAATGCAACTTGATTGGAAGTTAAGAACTGATAGTAAGTTCAGATGGGATTTTTCTCGTTATGCTTCCACACAAAGTTTAAGATGGCACTATGATTTCTATTATGATAATAGAATGTGGAGAAGTCCATTTAGGAGCCCATTTGATTTCTATTGGAACTCAAATGATTTTTGGTGGCATTGGGGTAGTAACAATTACTTTATGTCCAACCATTGGAATAGATTTGGATTGTATGGATACAATCGATGGTCACCATTTGGATATGATAGATGGGGATACAATAATAGCTGGGGTTGGAGTGGATATGGATATAATGGATATGGATTCAACGATTGGGCTTGGAGAAATAGAATGAATGATATTGCTTATCATAACAAAAAGAGAACCAATACTGCATACATAAATGGTAGGAGAGGTTCTAATAATGTTGTAACACCAAATGGTGGTAGTAGTAGAGGAAATGATGTAGTAATCAGAAATAGAGGTAGAAACAACAATGTGAATATCTCTGAAGATGTAAGAAGATATAAGGATAAAATTATAGTTAGAAAAAACATAGATGATATCGCAAGAGATTTGAATAACGGAAGAAATGTAAGAACATATGAAAATCCCAATAGAATTAGGAACAATAATAACAACAACATTAACAGAAGTAATATTAACAACAATAGACCTTCAAGAAATTATAATGTACCAAGACCTAATAACAATAACAATAACAATATAAGGAGAACACCTCCACCAACAAGAGTTTCACCACCTGTTAGAAGTAATATCAGCAGAGGAAGTTCAAATACTGGTAGAAGTTCATCATCAGTTATCAGAAGAAATGAGTAAATCAACTGACATATTGAATGAAGGATTAAAAGAATTAGGAATCACCGATTTCAAATCTCTCTTTAATAAAATGCCACCTCAACTACAAAAGAGAGTGTATAACTTAAAGAACTTTGGACAAAGGTTAGATAAACATCCAGAAGGAAATGTACTTAAACATACTATTATGGTTGTTAATCGTTCAATTAAAGATGATGATATCGATATAGCTATTGCTGCTATGTTTCACGATATAGGAAAAGATGTAACTGCTGGTATTCATCCAAAGAAAGGACACATCACACATTTTGGACACGAAAAGGTATCAGCTATGTTATCTAAAAAGTATCACAAATGGATTCAATCAGTTGGTGGTAATCCAGCTAATGTTTATTACATTGTAAAGAACCATATGAAATACAAACAATTGGATAATATGGGAATCAAAAAGGTAGCTAAGTTAAAATCATTCAGAGCATTTGATAAGTTAAGTAAGTTTTCTAAACACGATAGAGGTGGGTTAGGTGAAGATTCACCAACAAAAGCACATCCTCAAGGTGGTAGGATACTTACCAACAAAACAACTGTAATGGATATGTTGGATGTAATCTCACATAAAGAATTTGGACCTGATTATCATAAACTTAATAATTCACAAAAAAAGAAAGTTCATAAGATTGCACTAAAACATAAAATCTTAGAATCGTATTTAGAAGAAAGAAGTAAAGGTAAATTAAGACCAGCTGATAAACTTAGAAGAAAAGCAGCTATGGCTGGAAAGAGAGCTGCTATTGCAAGAAGAAGAAAAAGAACAATGACTAGAAGAAAACCTCTTGCTAAATTGAAGAAGATTGCATACAAAAAAGCATATCTTCAAGTGTATGATGAATTTATGAAGGATTTATTTCCTGGTATGAAGAAAAAAGATTTATCTATTCAACAAGCAAAGATAGTTCATAAGAATGTATTAAGAAAAAAGAAGAGAGTTTTAAAGAGAGCTAAGTTTAGATTCCTACCAGCATTAAGAGATAAGGAAGTACAAAAATTTAAAAAAGATTAATATGCAAGAAGTAATTGTAAGTGGAAGTGTTAAACACCTAAGTGAATATGATACTGGTGAGATACCTCAACCAGATACATCACCTTTCACAAGTCCAACTGATGAATAAAAAACAAAAAGAAGATTCTGGAGGATTCCAAAAACTACTAATTCAAATGATGAATAGAAGGTGGTTGATTACATCCATCGTTCTATATACTTTCGTAATAGTTACAACTGGAATACTTATATCTATACACACAGGCACAGAAGTTGCAGGTGAGTGGAAAGAGTTATTACTTTTATTATTAGGAGCATTTATTGGTTCTTATGGTAAAATTATTGATTATTGGTTCTCCGATACTGACAAAGATAAAATGTTAGTTCAGAAGATGGATGAAGAAGATGGAGAATCATTATCTAATACAAAAAATTAATTATGAACCCATTAGTTTGTATAAAAGCAATTAAAGAAGTTAATGATTCAGTAGAGGGAAATGACCCAAGAGGATGGATGCATGAATGTGCAGAAGAAACTTTACTGAATATGGGAAATGGACATGATTTCAAAAAGTGTTTGATTCGTAAGATGAAATCTACGAAACAACATATCGAAAATCCTGAAGGTTATGCTAATACGTTATATGAGAAAATCAAAGGAAAATGTTCGTAAGCTAGTCGTATAAAAAAGAGGCTAGTATATAGAAACCCAACCCCGTAAGGTTGGGTTTTTTGTGTCTAAAAATAAATCACTTTTTCCTTGGATATGTCAAATATTATTCGTATGTTAGTACTGTAATTGAGTTGGGGATAAAACCTCAAACGTTAAACCTTTAAACCGATAAAATATGAGTGATTTAAGAAATTTTGATTTAGGAGAAGCAGTTGAAGATTTTAACCTCTTCGAAATGTTGGTAAATACCAAAGAGTATGTTACCAAAGATGAGTTCAACTTTATCGTTGGGTGGGATGCAACTGAGAAGAACAACTTCTCATATGTTGATTCTTACTTAGGTGATTATCTAAACCTAAACCTTTATTCAGAACATGAGCATCACGATTTTCAATATCGAATGGAGTGTGGAATTTAAAATATAAATCTTAAAATAAATAATATGGCTGAATTAAAACTAAAACAATATATGTTCACCTTCGAAGGTGGGGGTTGGAACACTGTTTGGGCTAAAACCTTAAAAGGAGCTAAGAAATTGGCAGTTAAGGAATATGAATATTCCGATACGTTGAATGTAAGATTAGATTCAGTTCACCTAGCAACTGAAGAAGGATTGAGGGCAGCAATGAGTTTATTTTATTAAAAAATAATTAAGAAAAAGCTTGTATATGTCAAATATTTTTCGTATGTTAGTACTGTAATTGAGTTGGAGATAAAGCTCCAAATGTTAAACCTTTAAAACCTTAAAATATGAATTACATTAATAATGAAAATGTCAAATCAATCCTTTCAATAGGGGATTGGAATGTATCAGAAGATTCAATGACTGGAACTATCGAGTGGAATCACCCTTCAAAAACTACTACTATCCTTGCAACTCCCAATTGGGAAGAGGAAGGTTTAGTTCCAATTGATATGACTAACGAAGATGGTGATTATGAAAATATTATTGATGTAGTATTGAGTGGTTCTATTAAAGAACAAATGAATCAGTATGAAACAATTGTAGAATCAGTATTAGTAAATATTTAAGAGATGAAATTAGAAACTGTTAAAAAAATCGTTGAAGAAGTTTACCCAAAGATTGAAAAGTTTTATGGGATTTCAAAGTTCTTCCCAGAGTGTACTCCTTATGTAGAGTATGAAACTTCAATATATGGTAGGTTAAGTGGTGAAGAGGATGATGGTACTACCGGTGAGGAAACTCCTCATGCTGAGTTTGATAGAATGGATAACTCAATTGTTATTTACTATCCAAAGATGGAAAGTAGAAAACATATTGTTCAAACATTGGTTCACGAATACCAACACTATCTACAATCACCATCTTGGATGAAAAGATATTACGATATGGGTTACCATTATGGAAACCATCCATACGAAGTTGCGGCTTACAAAGAAGAAGAAAATTATACTAAATTTATTTAAACCTTAAAAGATGATTAAAAAAATTAAATCAAAACTACTTACTTATTTATTTACCGATTGGGTAAAAACTGAAACCGATTTGGAAACTCTTAAACTAACAACTCAGATGTTAAAGAATAGAGAGATTCAAATTACTGGAATCAAACCAGTATTAGGATTTAGGTCTCATACAACTAATACCGAAATTCAATAGTATGTATTGGGCAAAGGATATGATACCAATGGGTGGCGATTTATATGTTGTCAAACGAAAGTTTAAAATTGAAAACTTTGAAAAAGTAATGCAACACTTCGGAGCTAATGAAGTTTGTGAAAACTACCATTGTGAAACTGTATTAAAAGGAAGAGATGGTTATTACTATCTTTGTGATAAAGTAGATGATGCAGAAATTGTTTAAACCAAACTTAACTCCAAAAGAGATAATCCAAATGGGTTCATTTGGTGGAACTTATTTTCATCCAACTGATAGAAATATCGATATAGATGTGAATGAATTCCCTCCAGAATGGTTTGTAGGGTTGCCTACGGAGTTCTACTACTCTAAGAAGTATATTCGTAAGGTGAACTATTTTAAAACCAAATGCGGACAATCTCAAGAAGAGTGGGAAAAGATGGGTTGGATTAACCCAATAGACCCAAGAGGTTGGTTCCAATGGTATTGTAGATATTATATGGGTAGAAGATGTGAAGATGATGATAGGCAGATTCGTAGATGGTTGAACTTCTCAGGTCCAAATGGAAGATGGAGAAACTATATCTACACACAAATCCATAAAAGAGGTGGTGATATCTCAGATGAGAGTTATTCTTTGGGAGCTAGACAATCACTACTTCATTGGGCTTATAAAGTAAATGAAAAAGATTACGAAATTTGGAAAAAAAAGTAAGAAAAAGCTTGCATGATTCAAAATTTTTACATATATTAGACCTGTAATTGAGTGGGGATAAAACCCCAATGTTAAACCTTAAAATTTAAAAAAATGACTTATTCAGAATTATCAACGATGACCATTGAAGATTTGAGAAATCTAAACTCTATGGTAATCGAAACAATCAAATCAAAAAAATCGTTATTAGCATTAGAGAAGAAAGATTCTCTTTACGTTGGTGCTATCGTTTCAGTTGACCATCCAAAGATGGCTGGACATGAATTGAAAGTAACTAAAATTAATAGAACTAAAGCTGTTTGTGAATTAATAAATGGTATGGGTTCTTACAACGTTCCCCTAAATATGATTAACATTATAAACGGATAACCTATGGCTAGATACAAAACTTACAAAATTGAAAAAACACCTACTGAAAAATTTACTGAGATGGTAACTATCTCTAAGAAAGTAAAAGGTAAACTTTTTGAAAAGAAGTTTATCTCAGAAGAAAAAGCAAAAACTTGGATAGAATTCGGAGCTGCACACAAACTCATTAACAATGGGGCTAAGAAAGTAAAGAATGAATTGGGTTCAATTGGAATATTAACTGAAACTGCATGGTAAAATTTGACCCAAATAATGAACTTTCCGATGAGGAACTAAATAAGTTGGGTGAAGAAAACTTCGATGACTTCTTAGATTACTTAGACCAAAAAGCTGAACATCTAAAACAATTCACCAAACCATTGAGTTCATATCATACTAAGAGATACGCATCTATTTCAGCGGCATCGCAAGGTAAAGAACTTTCTAAGGAAGATATAAAGAAAGCTGGTGAGATTGGTAAAAAGAATGAAGATGCAGCAGCTGCTAAGATAGCAGATAGATTGGCTGAATATGAAAAGAATCATCCTAAGTATAAAGATGAGGGTATAAAGAATATCAAAACTAATAGGTCTCAATGGTTCGATTAGTAAATTGGTTTATCGATTTATTTAAACCCAAACCTAAGATAAGAAAGTTTGAAGGTAGTATAGTTGATAATTGTTGGACTTGTGGATGTGGGGCTTTAAACGCAGCTTATAGAAGTACTTGTGGAAATTGTAATAAAGAAATAGATGAAAGTTAGTTGGTATTATAGAGAGATGGGTAGTAGAAATAAAAAGACTGGAAAGTTATCCTACTACAATGTAAAAGTAACTGATTATAAAATATCAGATTGTGAATGTAAAGCTAGAGAGTTCAGACCTCACTCTGCTTGTAAACATATGAAGAGGTTACATGAAAAGTTAACACATTTAAGTATATAATATGGGAGTAGATATTTCGGGTAGAAACCCAATACACAGAACACCAAAGCATGAATACCCAAATTGGAATGAGATTTCTGATAAGGAAAAAGATGATTGGTTTGAGATGGATGAGAAATGGCAGAAAGAAAATCCTGGTGATTACTTTAGAAGTAATTGGTGGGGATGGAGACCAATTGTTCAACTTTGTGAAACAGTAGATAACATCTACGGATTAGGTATTAATTTTGAGAATTGGGGTTCCAATGATGGAGCTGGTTTAGAAACTCAAGAAGAGTGTGATAAACTTGCTGATGGATTAGAAAGATTTACATCTAAAATTGATTGGGTTGATGATGAAGATTGGATGGGTATCTTTACTGAATGTTGGAGTACGTTAGAAGGTGGTTTCGTTGATAATAGTGAAAAAGAAATTAAGGAACTAAATTCACAATACGAATGGGGTGATGTGATTAGAGAAGTAATTATGTTACCAAGTGGTAAAGTTGTAGAACCTGCTCACAAAACTTACAAATGTAGAATTGATACATTCATTAACTTCCTAAGAGAGTGTGGTGGATTTAGTATTTGGTAAATGATTTATAGAAGTAGAAAACTTATTAGACCCGAACATCTAAATTCAAGAGGTACACTATTTGGTGGTGAGCTTCTAAAATGGATTGATGAAGAAGCAGCTATATTCGCTATCTGTCAATTGGGTGAAAAGAATATTGTAACGAAAGCAATGTCTGAGATTGATTTCCAAAGTTCTCCTCAGAATGGAGATATCATTGAGATTGGTTGTGGGTTACATAGTATAGGTAATACATCTATAAACGTAAGTGTTACAGTTAGAGATAAAAATTCTAAGAACAATATAATTAAAGTAGAGAAAATTACATTTGTTCTTTTGGATGAAAATGGGAAACCAAAAAAACATAATATAAAAGACCCATTGGATATATGAAAATATCAGTTATAGTAAGGACTTGTAATAGACCTGATTTTTTAGAAGAAGCTCTAGCTTCTATACAATTACAAACTCATAAAGATTGGGAAGTCATTGTGTTTGATGATGGTGATACATCTGAAAACCAATCTATTGTAAATGAGTTCAAAGATAGAACTGATAATTTAGTAACCTACATAAATTCAGGTAAACAATATCACTTATTCAAAGAAAGTTGGAAGATAGCTCCAAAGATATCACAAGGTGAAATTATGATTCGTTTGGATGATGATGATATTTTGGATTCAGAATGTTTAGAATATGTGGATAAAGTATTTTCAGAAACACCTGATTTAGATTTTGCTTATGGAAGTTCTGTTTTATTTAATGGAGATGAGTTGACAGATATAATGGAAACTAAAACTCCAATTGATTATCCAAAAACTAAATCAACTTGGTCTGGTTATATAGAAGGATATCCATATAATAAACCTTGGAGTCATACACATGATTACTTCGATGAACCAAGACATCCATCTTCGATAATACATTCATCTAAATTAAATCAGTTTTGTATTTTTCATCCTTATGTAATGAGAACCAAATCAATTCTTCCAGTGTTAGATAAAATAAATATGACTTCTAACTTTGTTGATGACATAGAATTTTTAGGTTCTTTGGATAATTTAGGATTAGGTTACAATACTTTAAATAAAGTTTTAACTTATGTTAGAAAGCATGATAAAGGTAGTGTAACTGATAAAGATAGGAAGATAAATGGTGTAAACTTATGGGATGATATCTTCAGAGTTAGAGATGAAGTTGACTTTCTGAGACCAGATGGTTTAACTTTTAAATCAAAAATTATAAAAATTAAATTTGATAGTAATTATACTCTCACAATAGATGTGGAATTAAAGGAAAAATTTAAAAAAACTTTAAGTAATATTAACAAAATAGTAAATCCTAAAATCAATCATTTCAATGATAAGTTTGATTGGAGGATGTTCTAAAATTAAATTAAAAATGGTAGAAAAAAGCAGTGGCCCACAACTAAATTCTTTAAGAGACAATTATAATAAATTGGTTTCTAAAAAAGCTATGGTTGGTAGAAGTAAAAAGGTAGTTTGGGAATCTAAGAGAAGATTTTCAAATATTTAAAAAAAGATTTGGAATTGTAAAAAACTTTTCGTATATTAGTAAACTAATAAGAAAAGAGGTTCTTTGACTTGATGATAGTATAACGAATACCGAACACCACAGTGGTGGAATAGGTAGACACGATGGACTTAAAATCCATTGAACAGTAATGTTCGTGCGGGTTCAAGTCCCGCCTGTGGTACTTGGTATTCGTAGAAAGATAAACGGAGAGGAGAGAATGAGGTCTTTATGAGTTTGTACCAATACAACCACTAATAAACACATATTAAAATAAAGAGCCGGCTCCAATCGGTAGGTAGCTCCTCTCCAACATATTGAATGCACCCATAGCTCAACTGGATAGAGCATCGCCCTTCTAAGGCGAGGGTTATAGGTTCGACTCCTATTGGGTGTACTGGTGAACACAACTTAGTTGTTAGTAACCGAACATTAAAATAAAGTGTAGGTGGAATAAACCTACACAATGAAGAGGGAAGGTTGAGGAAAACGTAATATCCTTGTGTTCTGCAGACACTATAAGGTTGGGCCGAAACTGAGTTTTTGATGAGAAAAAACATCGACGGGTGTTCTCATAAGGGGAGCTTCCTTCATCTTCATTTTAGGAAAGTTGGCAGAGTGGTCGAATGCACTTGACTTGAAATCAAGCGTACCGCAAGGTACCCGGGGTTCGAATCCCTGACTTTCCGCAAACTATCGTTCATTGAAATATTGAATTTAAATTTAAAAATAAAATTATGGAAACACTATATATTGTATTAGGTGCATTCTCATCGATTTTTATATTCCTATTGGGGTATGCGGCGAAGGGTGTATTTGATTTAAAAAACAGAGTAGATTATTTAGAATCATTCTTAGAAGATACCGATAATAGAATCGATATCGTAATTAACAAAACCAGAGAACAATTGGTAAACCAAATGGATTCTATGGAAAGGCACTTGGATGGAAATGATAAAGAGATTTATGCATTTATCGATTCAAGATTAGATAAGTTAGAAAACAAATTCAGAGGTGATATTGCTTCTGGAGTTGAAGTTAGAAAAGTTATAGAAAAAAGTGAAAAAGCAAACGAAAGATTGGATGAGTTTATCAAAACTTTTCAATCACAATAAATAAATAAAGAACGATAGTTTAAGTATTATGAAGAAGAAGGGAAGATATAAAGAGAAGTTGGATTGGGATGACATGACCCAAGGTGAAGCTGCTCATCATATCGGAAAGAAGATGACTGAGAAAGTAGAGAAATCTAAAAAGGATTTCAAAAGAAAACCAAAACATAAAAACCGAGAAAGGTTTGATGATTATGGTTACTATCCCGATGGGGATATGTAGGAGGGGAATTAGCTCAGCTGGCTAGAGCGCTTCGCTTGCACCGAAGAGGTCATCGGTTCGACTCCGATATTCTCCACAGACTGCCAGTCAAGCATTGGCCCGTTCGTCTATCGGTTAGGACGTTAGGTTTTCATCCTAGAAAGAGGGGTTCGACTCCCCTACGGGCTACTAATTTTAAAAGAGAGACATGAAAAAACTATTTTTAATTGTAACACCATTTTTCTTCAGTTCAATATTGAAAGCTCAATCAATTGATGGAGAATCATTTAAATTAAGTACAACGGATGGTATTTCATCATTTGTATTTGAGGACCAAAACTCAGATGGAAGATTCATAGGTGGTCAGTTGGTAAAAAATTATTTATCACTTAAATTAAATTCTGAAGAGTTTGTAACCTTTCAATCAAATCTTAAAAAAGTATCCAAAAAATCAGAATATACAATAGAAACTGAAACTTATGCTTTGGATAAGTATAGCTGGGATGATAGTCGTACAATCTATGTAAGAAGTGGTAATAAAATAGGTGAGATTAAAAAGAGTGAAGTAAAATCAATATTAAAATTGTAAAAATAATTCACTTTTTATTTGGATTTCTCATTATTTTTTCGTATGTTAGTACTGTAATTGATGAGAAACCCTAATAAATAATTATGATAGTAGAAAAACCAAAAAGTAACGGAATAACAATTGATTTGACTGGACCACAAGGTAACGCTTTTTACCTTTTAGGAACTGCTAAGAATCTTGCTAAACAACTTGGATTAAACGAAGTTGAGATTATGGAAGAAATGAAAAGTGGTGATTATGACCATTTAGTTCAGACCTTCGATAACTACTTCGGTAGTGTAGTAACACTTTATAAATAAAACAAATTAACAAACATTATGGGTAAGACAAAGGAATTATTATATGATGGAAACATCTTTGATGATTGGAAAATTGAATCAAATGATTTACCAAACCATCATTGGTTTATGAATCCTGATTTACGATTTGATATGGAATATGAAGAATGGAGTAACTCTGAAGCATATGTTACGTTTGTAAATGAAGAGATTGATATCACTAAGAAAAAATATTCAGATGGTGATATTTCTGATGCTCTACAATATGCTCATAAATCTATCATTATTGAACCTGAAGAGGTTGGAAAAGAAGTTTACAATAGACTCTTTTCAGAAAAAATATTCGAATATCTAAATAAAACATATGGCACCAATTAAAAGTAAAAAGAAAAGAAGAGACGAAATAATTAAAAATCTTAGGCACACAATAGAATCTGAATCATCTAAATTAGGTGGTAATATGGAATTGGTTGCTAAGCTAGATAAAAAGTTACAATCTATTTTAGATGGTACTTTTGTTAGTAAGATGAGAAAAGCAAGAAAGTAGATGCGTAACCTTATTTATGGGGTACTATTGTTTACAATAGCCCAAGCAATCATATGGATTCAAACCAATGGACAGTTTGTATGGCCTTGGTTCAAAAAGAATCCATTTTTAGTATCATTAGCTGGTGGTACTCTAATCTCATACGTTTTCATTAAGGGAACGTGGTTAGTTGCAGAACACTTTAATGGTGCATTATGGCCAGGTAGATTTATAGGGCAGGCAAGTGGTATCCTGATATTTGCGTTTATGACTTGGTTTTTTCTGAATGAAGGAATCAACACTAAAACAACAATATCTTTAGTACTTGCAGCAATTCTAATAGGAATACAAATATTTTGGAAATAACCTTTAACACCAAAGAGAGATGAAAGAAATTGATTTACACGGATTAACATATGATGTGGCAGTTGATAGAGCTGAAGATTTTGTATTGATGGAATCACACAATGGGATATTTCAATGTAGAATCATTACAGGTAATTCATATAAGATGACAACAAAGATTGTAAAGATGTTGGAATCGCATGAGTTTAATTGGTATATCCCAACTTGGAATACTGGTGAAATAATAGTTACACATTAATTTGGATATTTAAAATATTTTTTGTATATTTGTAAAATATGATTATAAACGGAGATAAAAAGATTGTAGGATTTACGGCTGGGAATTTTGATATTCTTCATCCGGGTTATATCTATACATTTCAAACTGCTAAGAAACATTGTGATTATTTAATGGTGTTTCTTCAGAATGACCCATCAAAGGATAGGGCAAATAAGTACACACCTGTTGTTCCAAGAGCTGAGAGGTATAATGCATTAATGGAGATGGAATCGGTTGATGCAGTTTATGCTTATCAAAGTGAAGAAGAACTTAGAAACTTGATAGATTTCTTCAAACCTGATGTTAGAATCTTAGGTGAGGATTATATTGGTAAACGATTTACTGGTGATGATTTACCACCAAAGGTTATATATACTTCAAGAGCACATGGTTGGAGTACAACAAAGTTAAAAAATGATGTTACTATTCAAACTTTGAAAAATAATCCACAATTATTGTTAGCTCATCCAGAAGTTTTGGAATCAATCAAACAATTAAAATACGATGGAGATGAGTAATTCTGAATGTATTAGAGCTATTCAATCACTTAGTAGAAGAATACAAGGTGTTGACCCTAGAAAGTGGATGAGAGAATGTATAGAAGAATCCAATGGAAATGGTGATACCTTTAAACAATGTTTAATCAAAAAAATGGAAACCAAACCACATCTAACTAACCCAGAAGTTTATGCTGATGAGTTGTTGATGTTAATAAAAGGAAAGTGTAAGATAAATGAGTAGAGAAAAATGCATCACTTGTAAAAGTGAAACACCATATCATCTGAGTACTGATATAGAATATCGTTCTCATTATGTAGAAGGAGCAGGACAACTATGTGAATTATGTTGGAATGATTACTTCGAAGATGATGAAAGAGTATTAATGATTTCTGAGAAAATCATAAAAGATAATCCTAACAATTATACGTTAGGTGAAAAAGTTAGAACAATATATAATAAATTAACAAAATGAAATTAGATTTTAGAGCAAGAACAACATTTACAATTACCAATGTAACAAAACCGATTACTTTAAATTCGGATGATTTTAAAAACGTTGAACCACCATTTACAGGTGATACCGAAGAACAATTTTATGAATATATTTCAGATGTACTTAGTTCTTGGGATGGTGAAGAATTTTTAGAAGATAACAAAGAACATTTCTCTGAAGAGATGGCAAATAAATTGTATGATACATTTGTAGAATATCCAACAATAGAGATGTTTGATTCACGATACAAAAGTGATGAAGTAGTAGTAGATGGTGGTAAGATTGATGATAATTATAGAAGATACGCTGGATTTAACCCAATATACACACCAAAATATGAATAAATTAACGTATCTTATCACAGAAGATGGTGAAACTTACTCAATGGAGTTTATCACCGATAGAACTGCAAGTTGGACTGAATCTCAGTATATGAGACATCGTACCAATATTCAAATGAATTTAATTGGTGAAGAACCAACAAATGAAACCAAACCAACCGCAAGAAAAATAGATTTTTAGATTATGGCAAATCATATGGAAACGTATATCAACATTAAAAATGGTGATATCAAAGTAGCAGAAAAATTAAAAGAAATATTCACACCACCAGAAGGTGATTACGAAACTAGTACCGAAGATTTATATAAAAGATTGTATGGTGATGAAGCACCTGAGGAATACGATAGAGGTTGGGTATGTGATAACTTAGGTGCTAAATGGGTTTATTCTGATTTTGAATATGATGAAGAACCTCAACATATTCATCTAATGTTAACATCAGCTTGGAGTGTACCAATTCAGTTATTAGAGAAGTTAGGAAAAATTCTAACTGATATCAAAGAAGATTGTTATATTTGTGGTACTTATGAAGATGAATCGATGGACCCATGTGGAGCTTTTATCTACGCTAAAGATTATGATGATATCGAAGATTACGATGATGAGTACGATTGGGATAAAGATGAAGAAGATGATTTCTATCGTGAAACTTGGCATGATAAGATAGCTGAGTTAGGAAAAGAAGTAGAGGGAGCTTACTTAGAGTTTTTAGAAGATAAGAAAAATAATCCTGAGGATTATGAATAATATATTATATTTATTAACATAAACACTATCTAAATATGGGACTTAAAGAAACTCTAGCAAAAAAGATTTTAGAAGCTAAGTTGAATAAAGCAACTAAGCACGCTCAATCTTACATTCAGAAATTACAACAAAAATTTGATGATTTAATCAGGTCAGAAAAGGAGTAGTAAAATTTACTAAAATTTATTAAAAAAAGTTGGGAAAATCCTTGGATATCTCAACTTTTTTTCGTATGTTAGTACTGTAATTGAGTGGGGATATTCCCAAAACCTTTAAAATGTTATTATGAATTATTTAATCCATCCTGAAACCTTAATGTTTAACGCTAAATCTCGCATCAAAGGATTTAGTGAAATGATTACGCATGGAAGCGTTCAACAACACACACTATTAGAACTAGCAACTGAGGTTGCTGAAGAGTGGACAAATGATTGGGATGAAGACCAAGGATTTGGTTCTTCTGATGGAACTTATATGTTGAAAGAGTTCATCGATTCCGTAATAGGGTTGGTTCATTGGAAGCACCATAAGAAGGAGTATTCTACTGAGTTTAATCCTGTATTAGAAGTTGTAAAAAAATAAGATATGTTAAATAATAAAATTGATTTTGAGACTCTAAGTAAAGTTGAAAACGAATTCGGTAACTTTGAAATCGGACAAGTTCATGGTGGTGGTAATCCCATCTACCTACGATTCGGATATTGGAATCGAGTGGATGTAGTGAAACTCAACGAAATCTTAGATTATCATGCTACGGCAATTGAAGATGAGTGGTATGATGATGATTGTGGATACAAATATAACTATAAATTGGTGTAAAGATATGAACGAATACTTAGAAGAATTGATGTTAGCTAATACCGATTTCTCCTCAGAACAAATAGTTGAGATGGAAAATTGGGAAATCCTCATGCATTTGGGGTGGGAATGATTAAACCAAAAGAAGAGTTTAAATTATCAGTTAGAACCCTAAACCTAATGGTAAGAATGGGGCACACAAACCTAAAAAATGTGGTCAAAAATATCCAAAAAAATCGAAAAAAAAGTACGAAATAATTTGGATATGTCAAATATTTTACATATATTAGTACTGTAATTGAGAGTAAAACCTAAAACACTATTTATGAAAAATTATCAAATCGTTTTAACTACTTTTGTTTCCTTCTTTATCGCTTATTCGGTATTGGTTGGAATAGCACAACAATATGTTCATTTCGCAGGTCCTCTGAATGAGATGGCAGTATTTATCCTTGCTTCAACAATGGGATTCATATCCCTTATTGGTTGGAATTGGAAAGGATTATGGAACTGGTTAGTAAAATCTTAAAACTTAAAACTATAAATTATGATGAATTGTACGATAAAAGTAATGGCTCAGTATTTCGAAAATTATTCAGATACTAACACACCTTATTGGAAACCAAAAGGTGGACAGGAATTTCAAATTGTAATTGATTCAGATACTATATTGTATTCTGATGAGTTAAAGAGTCATCTTACAACTTTAGTAGCTGCTCAATCCAATGAGCATTGTAAGTATGAGTACATCGAACATGATGTTGAGTTTATTAAACCAATAGTATTGGAAAGTAAGGAGTTGGAGAGTTTAATTCAAACTGAATTTGCATAGTGAAAACCTCAGTTCACCATACATTAGATAAGGAGCAGGCAAACCTTCTGAAGAAGTTAGATGCTTGGTTAATGGATAATATGCTTACACAAGGTGGTGAGGAATTGGTGATGAAATTAAGAGAGTTAATTACCAAAATTGAAGAAGCGGGTTATTATGATACACCCACAAAAGAACTCTTGAATGAGTTAAGATATCAGTATATGAAGGATACTAAAGAGGAATCTGATTAACTGATATTTATATGAACCGAATAGTTTTGAAAATCGGTTTTGTTGTTTAACTAAAGGGAAACCTATGAGAAAACACATTATATTAGGATTATTGATAGTTGTTGCTCTACTATCGTTTGGAATGAGTGATTCCAAAGAAAAAGGGCAAAACCTTCCAACAATTGAACAATTGGAAGAAGAACAAAGATTAAAAGAACAAGCTATAAAAGATAGTATAGCTAGTTACCACAAAGTTGAATTGGATAATTTCCTATCAGCAATCGGATTTAGAGAGAGTGGTAATAGATACGATATAACTAATACATTTGGTTATATGGGAAAGTATCAGTTTGGTAGAAGTACTCTAAAAGGATTAGGATACAAAGTATCCAAAAAGGAGTTTCTAAATAACCCAGACTTACAAGAAGAAGCAATGTTATCTTTGTTAAACCATAACAAAGAGAAACTACAACAATATATTGATGTTTATGATGGTAAAACTATAAACGGAATATATATTACTGAGAGTGGTATCCTTGCAGCTGCTCACTTAGGAGGACAGGGTTCTGTACGAAGATACTTTAGAAACGGAAAGGTTTTTAAGGATGGGTATGGAACTAAAATTACTTCCTATATGAGTCAGTTTAGTGGATACGATATCAAATTAAATTAAGTTATGAAAAAAATACACTTCGGTTGTGGCTGGAACTTCTTAGAAGGTTGGGATAATACAGATATGGTAATTCCACCTAACTTAACCAAAGAACAAGAACAACGCATCAAAATAATAGATGTTACTCAGACTCTACCTTATGAATCTGATAGTGTAGACTTTATATTTCACGAACATATGATTGAACATATCGATGAAGTCGATGGTTACTCTTTCCTAAATGAATGTTATCGTATATTAAAACCAGGTGGTGTAATGAGAATATCATGTCCATCTATTGATGGTGCTATGGATGTATATCATAATTGGGATAATGTTAGTGATGAGTGGAAGCAAGAATCTGGTCTAGTAACTAAAGCTAGATTTATTAATCATTTTATTTATTATGAAACTGCTGGATATCAAGGTAAAAAGTTTGAAGCTGATGGTAGTATTAAGATGGTAAATAATCCAAATTATTGGCATAAGTATATGTATGATAGAGAGGACTTTGATTATAAGTTAAAGTACATTGGATTTAGTGATGTAAACTTTGTTAATAAACATGAAAGTCAATACTCAGAATTAAAAGGTTTAGAACGAAGGTTTGGTGGTAAATTTAAATTATGGCCAATCGAAAGTGATATAACATTAGAAACTAAAAAGTAAATTAAACTATGAGAAAATCGTTATGGATAGCTTTAGGGTTATTTTTCGTAGGCTGTGCCTACATCGGAGTACTTCTTCCTGGAGTACCAACCACATTTTTTGTAATACTAGCTGCATGGGCATTTAGTAAATCATCTGAGAAATTCAATAAGTGGTTACACGAACATCCATTGTTCGGAAAGTATCTTACCAATTGGGAAACCAAAAAAGTATATCCAACTAGAGGTAGATGGGCTATGGTAGGAGTTATGTGTATTTCTTTAATTTCAATGTTCTTTACAGTTCCTCTTAGGGTTGTAGGGTACGCTGCTATTACATTTGTACTGATTATAATTTGGGCATTTAGATACCCTGGTTCAGTTGAAGAATATGATAAACGAATTAAAGAAGGAAAGAAAATTGGCTGGTTCAAATAAAATACCAAATATCAATCCAACTAATATAGGATTTGGAATAAAAACGTATGTACCAACTATTGATTATTATTTAGATTTAATCAAAAGTGGTACTAACTTTAAATTCATCAGATGTAATCACGGATTATTAGACCCTTTTGCTAGGTCTATGAGTAATACCGAATTCAATAAATTAGTTTCCAATAAAGAATATAGAAAGATAGCAGAAAAAGTAGCTGAGTATCATACTCATCATCATCCTCAACTTAGAAGATGGCATGGTGATATGAATGAGAAGTATATTCAGTTACTAACTTTCTTTGTACAATTTTTTAATGATGAGATTCTTAATGAAGATAGTGAGTTTGATTTTGGAATATCGTTATGTAATGGAATTTGGAGAGCATCTGATAATGTAGAACATAAAGATGTAATAAGTAGAGGTAACGCATTTCTATCTTTAAGTCAAAATTTAGATAAGATATATTTTCATGGAGGTTTAGCTAGACACTATGCAGTTACAGGTGAAATATTTCAATTATTTGATTTACTTAATGAATTAGATTATGATGTTATATTTGTGGGAGCTCCTTACTTTAAGATAGCTGAAGCTGTATATAACATAAAGAACTTTATACATATTCCTATATCTTATACAAATGCTATTAAAAACTTCGATGAAACAATAGTTACTCTAAAAAATACAATTAAGAAAAAAGAAACAATCATATTCAATTCTTGTGGACATGATTTAACTTTTTACTTAGCTGATAAGATTAGAGGTATTGATGTATCTCAGATGGATGTTGGTAGAGCATTGGATTGGAATATTAATAAAAGCTTTGTAAGGAACGAACATATTGAAGCGTTTAATAACTTACCAAATGGTATTTACAAACCTTGGGAACAATATGGTGAGAATCCTTGGTTAACTTGGGCAAGACCTACTCATATGAATGTAGTAAAACGATTGAGGCAAAACAATGAATAAAGTATTTGGTATTGGAATGAACAAAACAGGTACTACAAGTCTCAAATTTGAGTTTATGAGATTGAGATATAATGTAGGTGACCAAAGAGAGATTGAACAAAAGTTTTGGGCTTGGAAAAATAAAAGATGGGATGTTATAATTGATTATTGTAAAAGATATGATTTCTTTCAGGACTTTCCATTTTCATTTCCAAATACCTACAAAGAAATGGATAAAGTATTTGATGCTAAGTTTATATTAACAATAAGAAACTCAGCTGAAGAATGGTATGATTCATTAGTTAGATTTCAAACTAAAACTGGAGCATTTAATTCAAATGGAAAATTACCAAATGCTCAAAATCTGAAAGAAGCAATTTATATCAGAAAAGGTTGGATGTACGATACTCATGTGAGTTTGTTTGATGTAACTGATGATGATTTATATAACAAAGAAGTATTAATAAAAACATATAACAAATATAACGAAGAGGTTATTGATTATTTTGGAGATAGGGAAGATTTTTTAGTTTTAAATTTAGCAGAAAAAGATTCTTATAATAAGTTCTTAGAATTTATGGGAGAAGAAAGTCCTTATAGTACATTCATGCATAAAAACAAATCTAAATAAATTTGTAATTCTCAATTATTTTTCGTATATTTGTATAAATAAATTAGGTAAAAAGTATGGCAAACGGAATTTACAAAGTAACCGATGAGTTTGAAGAAAAGTTAGCACATTACACTGGTGCTAAATACGCAGTAACATTAGATAATATGAGTAATGCTTTATTTTTAGCATTGTATTATGAAAATCATATTAAAAAAAGTATTAAAGGAGGTTGGGTATCATGTCTATCCAGAACATATCCATCTGTACCTTGTGAAATCATTCACGCTGGATTAAAAATAAAATGGATACCTGTTGAAGGTAAAACTATTAAAGGTGCATACCAATTAGAGAATAGTAATGTATGGGATTCAGCTCTATCATTTACAGCTGATATGTACCAAAGTGGTACACATATGTGTGTATCATTTACAGGTCCTTACAAACATTTTAAATTATCGAAAGGTGGAGCAATTCTAACTGATGATTATGAAGCATATCTTTGGTTTAGAAGAGCAAGATATAGTGGTAGAAGAGAAGTATCTTATCACGAAGATAACTTTGATATGATTGGATGGAACTTTTATATGATGCCTGAACTTGCAGCTAGAGGTTTATTACTTATGGGTCAATTCTATAATATGGATGGAACTAAAAAACATAATGAGGATTTGGAGTTACCATATCCTGACTTAAGTAAATTTGATGTCTATACTAAGGTAGATTTATGATAGGTATAATGCAACCATATTTCTTTCCGTACATTGGATATTTTCAACTTATCCAAGCGGTAGATTCATATGTTAATTTAGACCATGTATCTTTTATGAAACGGAGTTATATGGTTAGAAACACATTAAAGAATGATGTTAACATTTCTATATGTGTTCAAGGTGCTAGCCAAAATAGAACCTGTGATGAGGTGTGTACTTTATCCGATAGTAAATGGTTCGATAAGTTTTATAAAACATTAGAACATCAATATAAGAAGGAACCTTTTTATGATGTGATTATGAAAGAGATTATTGAACCTTGGAAAGAGAATGTATTATTAAAAAATGAGATTTCAATATCAGATTTTAATTTCAGTGCTATTATTAGAATATGTAACTACTTAGATATTGATACTGAATTTCATACAACAAGTGTTGGTATAACTGAAAGAAAATTGAATGAAGGAATACAAGATATTACTAAACACTTCAATGATAACCACTACATTAATGCAATTGGTGGACAGAGTTTGTATTATAGAAATGATTTTGAATCGGTTGGTTTAAAATTAAACTTTATACAAATGAAAGATTTAGATGTGGATAACCCATATCTATCTATTTTAGATTTATTATTCAGATATGATAAAGAACATCTAAAAAAACAATTAAATAAATACGAATTAATATGAAAAATAAAGTTATAATTTTTGGTATATTGGATACAGCTGAGTTAGCTCATTATTATTTAACTAATGATTCTGAATATGAAGTTGTAGCATTTACAGTTAATAAAGAATATATGAAAGGTGATACATTTACACCAATAAATTCTGATAAATCATATCCAGTTGTACCATTTGAAGAGTTAGAAAATACATATCCACCATCTGATTATTTATTCTTCGCACCAATGACTGGTGTAAAAATGAATAATGTTCGTAAAAGAATTTACGAAGAAGGTAAGGAAAAGGGATATGAGTATATTTCTTATGTATCTTCTAAGGCAACTGTTTGTGATAACAAAATAGGTGAGAATTGTTTTATCTTAGAAGATAATACACTTCAACCATTTACTGAAATTGGTAACAATGTTGTTATGTGGAGTGGTAATCATATCGGTCATCATGGTAAAATCGAAGACCATGTATTCTTTACATCGCATGTTGTACTTTCAGGACATTGTCTTGTTAAGGAACGAGCTTGGATTGGTGTAAACGCAACCATAAGAGATTATATTACAATAGGAGAGGGTTCATTAATTGGTATGGGAGCTTTGGTAACAAAGAATACCGAAGATGATGGATTATATATGGGAGCTCCTGCTAAATTACAAAAAGCACCAGCAAGTAGAGTTTATTAATATGTGGGTAGATAGAAAAAATATATTTAACGATGAACATTCACAAGTTCCAATAATTGATATCATTGGAGATAGGTGGAGAATCTATTACTCTACTAGATTAAATGGTAAGAGTGTACCTATGTGGATTGAGGTTGACCCAAAGAACCCATCTACAATATTAGGTAAATCAGATAAACCCATTTTAGAATTAGGTAAGCCAGGTTCATTTGATGTTGCTGGAGTAATGCCAACGGATATTATAAATCTAAATGGTTTAAAATATATGTATTACATTGGATGGACTCAGAGAATGGATGTTCCATATCATAATACGATAGGATTAGCAGTTAGTAGTGATAATGGTGATAGTTGGAAAAAGGTATCTAAGGGTAGTGTATTTGGTTCAGATGATATTGAAACTGGATATACTGGTACGATTGATGTAGTGGAGGGTGATAATATGTATTTTGGTTATTACCTATCTTGTAGGGATTGGAAAGAGTTTGATGGGAGAATGGAACCTATATATGATATCAAAATAGCTCAATCTAAAAATGGATTAGGAAATTGGAAACCACTAAATATATCAGCTGTATCTTTGAAAGAAGGTGAAGGTGGTATATCAAAAGCATCGGTATTAAATATTGAAGGTAGATATTATATGTGGTATTCTACAAGAATGGAATCTGATTATAGAGAGAATTCTGATAGAAGTTATAGGATTAAATGTTCAGTTAGTGATGATTTAATTAATTGGGAAGAATCAGAAAAATTTGGATTAGATATAGATATTAATAGTGAGTGGGATAATATTATGGTAGAATACCCAGAAGTATTTGAATATGATAACGATATTCACTTATTATATAATGGTAATAAATTTGGAGAAACAGGAATAGGATATGCTAGACTTAAAAAATGATGGAATAACAATATTGAAGGGATTCTTTGAACCAGAAACCATTGAGGAACTGAGAGAATCAGCTAAAAATGTATTCAGAATACAATTCAAACATTTTGGATATTCTGATGAAACTTTTGAAGAATCTATGGTTAGGTTATTTGAAGAACAATTTGATACATTTCAAAATTGTGGTAAGTTGATTCAATCTGGATTGATTGAGTTATACAATATAGCTTATCACGATAAGTTAATAGAACAACTAAAGTTATTTGGGTTAGATAATCCATTAGTATGTACACGTCCAGTTCTTTTCTTTAATCATCCAAAGTTAGCTAAAAAAGAACAATACTACAAAACACCAATGCATCAAGATTATCCATCAATGTTAGCATCATCTGATTCGGTGGTAGTTTGGATTCCACTTATGGATGTATCCAAAGAAAATGGTTCAGTTATATTTTATCCACAATCTCATTTATTAGGTCCTTTGAAAAATGGAGTAGATGAAAGTGGATTCGCAGAAGTTGAATTTAATAAAGATGATTACGATAAAATTCAACCATCATTAAAAATGGGAGATATAGTTGTATTTTCTACTTTATTAGTACACGAATCGGGAACTATACTAAATGATGATATTAGATGGTCTTGTCATTTTAGATATACTAATTTAAATGATAAGGATTTTATTGAAAGAGGATTTCCTTCACCATACCTTTATAAATCAATAGCATGAAAATATTTCAAATAGGTTTTAATAAGTGTGGTACAAAATCCCTTTCGGATTTCTTTTCCAATAATGGATATCTCTCAGTACATTGGGATAACTACAAATGGGATAATCACTTCACCCAAAATCTAAAAGAGAATAAACCCCTTTTGGATGGTACGAACCCCCACGTCGTTTTTTTTAGTGATATTGGGTTTGTTCAAAGACAATTTCAGATATTCGCACAACAATACCCCACGTCGAAATTTATTTATAATGTAAGAAATATTGATAGTTGGTTAGATAGTAGAGAAAGACAATATAAAAAACATCCCCTGGCTTTTTCTGATAACTTTGGATTTACGATTCAAGCTGGCTTAGATAGAAGAGATTATTGGAAATCCGAATGGTTGTATCACAAAAAAGTTATAGAAGAATACTTTGTAGGTTTACAAGCGGAGAGGTTATTAAAGTTTGATATAGAAAAAGATGGAGTGGAGAAGTTAATCGAATTCTTACCCCATATGGAATTCACTAATTTGGAGTTTCCACATAGTAATAAAGGATAATGTTTTTAAGTAAGAAAGAGTTAGATAAGATAGGATTCAAATCCATTGGTGAAAATGTGTTAATATCGGATAAGGCATCGATATACTCACCTCACACCATAACGATTGGTAACAACGTTAGGATAGATGATTTTGCCATTCTTTCACAATCTGAGGAATTGATTATTGGAGATTATGTTCACATAGGTTGTTATACTTCCATCATTGGTTCAGGACCAGTGAAGCTGGAGGATTTTGTATCTATTAGTGGGAAAGTTTCGATTTATTCTTCAAACGATGATTATACAGGACTTAAAATGACAAATCCAATGGTTCCTAAAGAATATACAGGAATAAAGAGTGGTGAAGTAACAATCCGAAAACATACTATTATAGGATGTAATTGTGTAGTGTTACCAAACACAATTTTAGGTGAAGGAGTATCGGTTTCTTCTCTTTCACTTTTAAATGGAACTTATGAAGAGTGGGGAGTATATTCAGGAAACCCAGCAAAAAGAATAGGTAAAAGAGTAAAAAGATTATTAAGATATGAACAAGCTTTACGAAATAATTAATGGAATCCTAAAAGAGAACGATTTAGATACGTTTGATAAATTTGAGGATTCACACCATCTAAAGAATGATTTAGGATTGGATTCATTTAATCTAGCAGAATTAACTGTATTGATTGAGGATGAATATGATATTGATATCTTTGAAGGAGATTTGGTATTTACGATTGGTGATATAAAACAAAAGTTAAATGGATAAGATTTTTCTTATTGATAAAAATGAAATAACTTATAACGATTTAATAAGTTATGTAAATGGACAGATAACCATATGGGATTCCCAATACTCTGATTTAGAGAGATTTATATTGGATACCATCAAACGATTAGCTTCTGAACCTTATATAGAGAACCATTCTCATTTGATTGATGTGATGGAGGATACAAACGGAAATATTGAATTGAAAACTTCAGGAACAACAGGAGAACCAAAGATAATTTACCAATCGTTTGAAAAGATGATTAGAAATATCAAACTGAAGGATGAGGATATGGTTTGGGGATTATTTTATCCTATTAATAGAATGGCTGGTTATCAAGTTCTTTTTCAAGCTCTTTTGAACAAAGATACTTTGGTAAATATGAATGGATACCAATATAGTGAGATACAACAAAGAATACTAAGTTATGGAGTAACTCATATATCTGCTACACCAACTTTGTACAAAATGATATTAGATAGGGTATATCCTAACGTAAAACAAATAACATTTGGTGGTGAACGTTCTTCAAAAGATTTACAACACAAAATATCAGATTATTTTCCAAACGCTAAAGTTAAAAATATCTATGCATCAACTGAAGGTGGGAGTTTATTTGCTTCAAATGGTGATACTTTTACCATTCCTACTAAATTTATGGATAAGATTAGGATAAAAAATGATGAAATTTGGTTACACAAAGATATAGTTGGTGATTCATTTCACATAAAATGGGATGGAAATTGGTATAATACTGGTGATTTAGTTACATTTGTAAACAAAAATGAGTTCAAAATCGTTGGAAGAAGTACGAATATCGTAAAAATTGGAGGATATAATGTGAATTTAGAACTAGTTGAATCAAAAATCCAGCAATTGGATGGTGTAAAATTGGTAAAAATCACTTCAAAAGAGAATTCTGTGTTGGGAAATATCTTAATTGGTGAAATAATTCATTACGATGGGTATTCTTTGATTGATATCAAGCGTAATATGAAAAATGTGTTGGAAAAATGGGAGATTCCAACGAAATTAAAAGTTGTAGAATCAATAGAACTAACTGAAAATGGAAAAATTAAGAGGTAAAATCATAGTAACTGGAATTTCCAAAGGATTGGGATTCGAAACAACTAAGAAATTATTAGATTGTGGATGGGATGTAATTGGTATAAGTAGAACTTATAATGATGAATTTTGGGATTATCCCGGCTTCCAATGGTTAAAATACGATTTATCAGATTCTCAACAAATTGAAGGTTTTCTTAAAGAAAATATAGGAAATAAAGAAAAAATTTACGGATTCGTTAACAACGCTGCGCTAGCTTACGATGATATAATTACCAATATGAAGGTAGAAAAGTTGGAAAATATGTATAAAATTAACGTATTTTCACCAATTTCTATTACAAAATTTTGTTTAAGGAACATGCTATTTCATAAAACAAAAGGTTCAATTATTCACATTTCTTCAATAAGTGTTCATACAGGATATAATGGATTATCAATGTATGCTTCTACAAAAGGAGCGATTGAAGCGTTCTCAAAGAACACCGCTAGAGAGTGGGGAAGGATTGGAATTCGTTCAAATTGTATTGTAGCTGGGTTTATGGAAACTGAAATGAGTGGTACATTAAGTGATGAACAAAGAGATAGAATTTACAAAAGAACTTCACTTAAAAAACCAACTGATACTAAATCAGTAGCAAATACCATAGAATTTTTACTATCTGATGGTTCAAATTCAATTACAGGTCAAAATATAAACGTAGATTCGGGAACAATATAATGGAAGATATAGGATTTATAATAATTATAATATTTGGAGGACTTTTATCAGGATATTTACGATATTCGGAGTATAAAGATTTGGATAAGTGAAATATTTTTCGTATATTAGTACAAATATAGTAGTAGATGAACAAAATTAAATATGATTTTTCACAAATGAAGTTTGCGTTAGTAGCTCATGATAATAAAAAAGCTGATATGGTTGCTTTTGTAACCAAAAGATTGGATTTTTTCAATAGAGAAGATGTAGATATTGTAACCACTGGAACAACTGGTGCTCATTGTGAACACGCTGGAATTACTAAAGTTCAAAAACTTTTATCAGGTCCACTTGGTGGAGATGCACAAATTGCAGCAATGGTGAGTACAGGTGAAATAACTGGAGTTATCTTTTTAAGAGACCCATTGGGAAAACACCCTCACGATGTGGATATCAATATGTTGATGAGATTGTGTGATGTACACAATGTACCACTAGCAACAAATTATAAAACTGCTAGTATTTTGATAAAATGGTTTAAAAATCAAGTAAAATGAAAATTTACATAGTAATAGCATTTAATAAACAAGACTTCTACCCCGTAGGAGTTTGTGATAGTTTGGTTTTAGCTAAACAATACGCTCAAAGGGAGTTTAAAGAAAGAGCTCGTTCACATAGAGTGTATGTTTATGAGAAAACAATGAACGCTCCACAATTGTTGGAGGATAAAATAGTATTTAAATTATAAAAAGGAAAAGAGTTATGAATTACGCATTGACGTATGATGATATTCAGCTGGTTCCAGCATTTTCGAATATCAAATCAAGAACAAATATCAATCTTCGTACAAAGTTGAGTAGAAGATATGGATTATTAAATCCTATCGTAGCTTCACCAATGGATACAGTTTGTGAGTTTGATATGGCTTTAAAAATGGCACAATTAGGAGGTGTTGGTTGTATTCATAGATTTATGAGTATTACTCACCAATGTGATATTGTAGAAGAATTATATACAGCTATTCATCACGAAAGAGTAAATGAACCTTCAATAGCGGAAGCTTGGGGAGTTATGTATGATGATTGGCATGGTGAAATTCCTCACGTTCCAATTATGGCTGCTATCGGAGTTCAAGAAGAGGATAAGAAAAGAGCAAAAGCATTGGTTGAAGCTGGGGCTAATGTTCTACTAATCGATGTAGCTCATGGAGACCACCAAAATGTTATTGATATGATTCATTGGTGTAAAACACAAGATGATTTGGTAATGGTAGATATCATAGCTGGAAATATAGCTACACAATCAGCTGCTGAAACCTTATTAGCTTATGGAGCTGATGGTTTGAGAGTTGGTATTGGTGGTGGTTCACTTTGTACAACGAGAATGAAAACTGGATTTGGTGTTCCAAATGTAACTTCATTAGAAGAAGTTTTGAAAGTGAGTGGAGTACCAGTTATGGCTGATGGAGGTATTAGAAGTAGTGGTGATATGAGTAAAGCTCTAGCAATTGGAGCTGAAACTGTAATGTTGGGTTCCTTATTAGCTGGAACTGATGAATCTCCTGGTAAGATTTTGGAAACTTCAAAAGGATTATATAAAAGATATAGAGGTTCAGCATCATTGGAAACCAAAGTAACTCACGGACAGCAAGAAAGAAATGTTGAAGGAGAATCTACAACAATTCCATACAAAGGTGGAGTAAAATTCATTGTAAATGGATTATTGGATGGAGTAAAATCAGCACTATCTTATGCTGGAGCTGAAGAATTAAGATTTTTTTATCCAGAATATGTAATTGTAACTAACGCAGGACAGAATGAAGCTAAACCACATTTACTATAATGATAAAATGGTTCAAAACAAATAAAAAGTTGAGAGAAATTCTCAATAAGAAACAAGAAGAGATTGATAATCTCAGAAATGACTGGTTTCTGAAACGAAAAGAGATTTCAGATTTGAAAAGAGAACTTATGTTAGCTAGAAGAATGTGGGATATTTCAGATAAAACAAAAAAATACTAATATGGAAGCAAAAAAGAAAGCAATTATAGTTAGTGGGTACTTTAACCCAATTCACAAAGGACACTTAGAGTTATTTGAGTTAGCTAAACAAAATGCTGATAAACTTTGGGTGATTGTAAATTCAGATAAACAAAGAGAACTGAAAGGTTCTGAGTATTTTATGGATGAGGATGAGAGATTACAAATCGTAAAAGCTATTAGATATGTAGATTACGCTCTGATTTCTCAAGATACCGATAAAACTCAATGTGAAACTCTTAAACAATTCTCAGAAATGTTTAGTGAAGTATATGATTTAGCATTTGCTAATGGTGGAGACCAAAATAACGATACAATTCCAGAAGCTGAGGTTTGTAGAGAAAATGGTATTCAATTAATGGATGGATTGGGAGTTAAAATCCAATCTTCATCTTGGTTATTAAAATAATGATAAAAAAGTTCAAATTATTTTGGGATAAGTTTACAACGAGATTCGCTGTACCTTTACTAATTGTGAGTATGGTTTGGAATACTTACTTAGGTTGGGAGAGTAGAACCAATGCTAGAGCAGCAGAATATAGATTCAAATCCTATATATTAGAACACAGACATTTACCAATTGAAGAAAATATCTATACTATAACTTCGGTTGATGGTGAAGAAATTGAAATTGATGAATCAACATATGGAGAAGTGGATTGGAGATGGTTGAAAGAAAATGGATGGG